GGGGCTGAAGGATTCCAAGCCTGTGTACTACGCGCAGGTGCAAATCTACATGGCGTATAAGGAACTTCCGTCCTGCCTGTTCACGGCCATCAACCGCGACACCGGCGAGATCCACGTCGAGGTCGTCGCATTCAACGCCCGGGACGCCCAGTCGTACATCGACCGCGCCGTACGCATCGTGAAGACAGACAACCCCGAGCAACTTGGCCGCATCGGGCGTGGCGTCGATGACTTCAAGTGCAAGTGGTGCGACTACAAGAAGCGTTGCCACGGCGTGTCCGAACAGAAGACTCCGGACGTCGAACCTCCCAAGACTTGGTCTTGGTAATCTCCCAACATGAGCAAAAACAACAAGAAAGCTAAAGCCCTTTTCAAGAAAGCGGCCAAAGAAAAACGAAAGCTAATCCAGTCAGTACTGGAAGACATCGACCAGACCACATTGCTTGCTGACGGATTCGATGCCGCGATTGTAGGCATCACGGAAAGCTTCCCTGTGCAGGTCATCTACGACCATGACACATGTCTTCACATCCTCCAGGCCGACGGCATGAAGGAAGAAGAGGCGTTTGAATATTTCCATTTCAACGTACTTGGAGCGCACGTCGGAGAGCAGACGCCAATCTTCATGCACTCACTTCGATGAAGATTCGCATCAAACTGGACGACATCACCATGACCCAGGCCGAGGCGGAAAGCCTAGCCAGGCATGAGTCGAGCCGTGCCGCCGGCGTCCCAGACCAGCACGTCGGCAAACAATCCGGCAAGGTCATGGACCTGGTCGGTCTGCTGGGCGAAATCGCATTCTCCAAGATCTTCAGCATGGAGCGTGACGACACGGTGTCACCCAGGTCCGGGAGCGTGGACTTCATGGCCGGCAACGGCCAGTCCGTTGAGGTCAAATCCAGCCACCACGTCAACCCCCACCTTCTGGTGCCGTCGTACGAGATCAATGGAGAGATCACCACCAAGGAGCTTGTGGACATCTACGCCCTCATGCGTGTGGAATACAACGAGCGTTCCGTGACCTTCATGGGATGGGCCAACCGGTCCGAGGTAATCAGACCCGACCGCCTCCAGCACTTCCGTGGCGCCGGCAGGCTGTCATTCGTCGTGCCTCCGGAGGACATGCGTCAGCTCGACGAGCTGACCGCCAGCTGGCTGGCCCTTTCCCTCAAGGCGAAGGGTGAGATTGTGGAGTTGACCTAGGACGCCCAACGCCCAGGAATGACAGACCCAACATGACCGACATGATTCCAATCGACAACGAAGCCGTCGCCAAGCACATCGAACTTCTGTTCGGCCGGGAAGCCAAGGGCTTCGTTTGCCTCCGTGGCATCGGCGAGAAAGGCACGGCCCGCGAGGGCGTATTCCGTGAAGACATCTTCCTGGAGCCGGAGCGGATGGGGTGGGAAAGATTCGTCTACTCCGTGATTTTCCACGCCACCCGGTGGGGACAGCACGACGTCGCCACCTTCATCGTGCCTTGCACCCTCAAGGAGGAGCGTGGAACCGCCGAGAATTGCGAAGTCTTCCGCACAATCTGCGCTGACTTCGACACCGGCGACACCGACGCCAAGCTCGCCTTCGTCGAGCAGCACTTCGGCAAGGCCGCAATGGTCGTGCTGTCTGGAGGCACGACCGACGAGGGCAAGGCCAAGCGGCATGCGTATTGGCAGGTCGAGGACGTCACCGTGCCGGAAGTAGTGGCAATCCGCGACGCCATCGCACGCAAGGCCGGAGCCGACATCCAGTTTGGACTAGGCGTTGACGGCAACCGCTACGGACGCGCCCACCAACCCATCCGATTGGCCGGATCTGTGCATGGTAAGAACGGCGTGCGTCGCCTCGTCGTGATTGAGCGGTACGAGTGGCAATGCGTCGTCACCAATCCGAACATGGCCGCCAGTATGATGCCCGAATCGGAGTGGGCCATCAAGGAAGCCCCGGTCGATCCGCTCATGCCGAAGACGCACACGCCAGCCGTCGAGATGCTCACGGCTGACGTAGCCGCCGGCGGAGAAGGCACGACCAGGTGGTCAGCTTTCAACGGCGTCGCCGGACATTACATCCATACCGCCCGCATCGGTAAGATGACCCTGGACGCCGCGCGTCTGGCTACCTACGGCTGGATGCAAGCGCATATGACTCCGCCCTGGCCGGAGTCTCGGTTCGACACCGAGTGGCTTGGTTTGCTCCGTAACGACATCCACAACAACGGCCCGATGCCGGAGCCGGAGAAGCCCATCCTTGAGGAGGGCAAGGGGCTGGCCGTCTGGGCCGCCCACCGGTGGAGCCTAGCCCCCAGGCCGGAGCGTCAGTTCCTCGTGCAGAACTGGCTCCAGGCCGCCAAGCACCAGCTGCTGGTCGCCGAAGGCGGTGCCGGCAAGACCTTCATGGTGCTGGACCTTGCTCTGAAGGTGGCCGCACGCCGGGAAGGCGACACATGGTGCGGACTGCCGGTGATGCGCAAGGGCGCCGTCGTCATCCTTACCACCGAAGACGACAAGGACGAACTGCACATCCGCATGGCCGACATGGACGCAGACGGAAGCCGGCGCAGGGAAGCCGGCGACGATCTAATCATCCTTCCCACCATCAACTCCGGAGGCGCCTTCGCACTCGTCGAGAAAGACCCGAAGACCCAGGAGTCTAGGCCGTCACGCAAGTGGCTGGAATTTTTCGCCCTGCTTCGGCAGATTCCCAACCTCCAACTGGTGGTCATCGACACCCTCAACAGCGTGTTGCACGGCGAAGAGAACAGCGCCACCGTCATCAACGAATTCATCCGCGTCGCCAGCCAGGTCGGCGGCGAGCTTGGTGCGGCCTTGATCGTCATCCACCACATCAAGAAGCAAGGCGACGAGCCGATCCGTAACGCCGAGCAGATGGCGTCCCAGGTCCGTGGTTCGTCGGCCCTCCTGGGGGCTTTCCGTGGTGCCATCGGCGTGTGGCATGCGTCCGACTACGAGCGTCGCATGAAGGGCATGGGTCTTGTGCCTAGACGCAAGCACCTGTGGAAGGCCGCCATCATCAAGGCCAACAACCCAGAGATGATCGACACCGAGCGTACGCTTTTGCGTACGGAGATCGGCACGCTGGTGGACGTCACCGACAAGGACAAGTTCAACGACGTCAACTTCCTGGAGCGGCAGGCATGGCTTGTCGCCGCCGTCACCTTGGCCGCAAGGGCCGGGCATCCCTACAGCATCGAAGGCAAGAACGCCAAGTCCGGCCTGTACCGCCGGCGAGGCGAGCTTCCCGCCATCCTCAAGTCCATCGGCCCGGGAGAATTCGCCCACCTTGTGGACGACATGCTCGTCCAGAAGGTACTGGTCGCCGCCGCCGCCAAGGGAGGCAAGGACAAGAAGTGGCTGGACCTTCCCAACGGACCGATCGCTTCCGACGAGGTCGGCGCGGAAATCAACTCCGGTGCCTATGACCCGGCGGATTGGGAAGAGTTTGAATATGACAAAGACTCTCGTACAGTCATCCGTAAACCATGAGCAATAGACCCATCATACGCATGGCCGACGACGGCCGTGACAACGTCAGCCTTTGGGATCGATGCAGGATGATCGTCGAGGCAGGCATCAAGAAGTACGGCGACGCCGGCGGGCTTCCCATATCGGGAACCGGCCGGGCCAGGAAAAAGAAAGCCGTTGTAAAAAATAAGGTTGCCAAGAAGAAGTGAGGAGTCATGGTCGGTTTCCCCAACCAACCGACATGACATCAGCACTAATGACACTAGCCGCCTTCGTGGCGCCGTCAGTACCCGAAAAATGGGTGGACGCAGTCGAAATAATCGAATCCGGAGGGAGAGGTGCAAACACCCCTCCTGGAGACTTGGGATGTGCCATCGGGCCGTTCCAATTCTGGAAGCGGGCGTGGGAAGACACCACCCTCCTGCGGCAGGGCATGAAGGCCCAGACCTACCCCTACTGGCGTGCCAACGAGCCGGCCATCGCCAGGATCTACGCCAAAACCTGGCTGTCCCATCTGATGATGAGGCTGACCAATAAGCTCCACCGGACGCCGACCGCCGGCGAGACTTGGCTTGCTTATAACATGGGCATGACAGGATTCGGGCTGTACGATTATGACATCAACAAGGTGCCGAAGCACAAGCGAGTGAAGGCCCAAGCAATCGATGCCGCAGTCAAATGAGCGAACTGATCACCAACAAAGACGCCCCGATCCTGCGGTTCCAGAACCGGGGAGCCGTGTCATTCCGAGGCCGGCTGATGTTCGCATCCCGGGCCGCCAGGATCTGCGAATACAGGGCGGACTTGCGTCGCCTGGCCGAGGCAGGACATTGCCTGCCGGAGGTGGCGAGGCGTCTGGGATTCTCCGCTTCAACAGTAAAAAACTGGGCCGAGATCCTTGGCATCGGATTCAAGAAGGTACGCTCCCGCAAGTGTCGCAAGTACGACAAATCAAAATGGGAGAGTGTGATTGTCCAGGCTGCCGCCGATGGTAAGACCCAAGGCGACGTGGCCTTCATGCTCGGCGTCCCCCATGTCAACATCCACCGGTGGTGCGTGGAAAACGGATTCAACTGGAAACATAACAAACAGAATGCCAAAGCAAAACGATCGTGACCAATGGAAGGGCGGACTGGTCATCCGCCACGACGTCGAACCTGCGCTGACGAAGCAACAGGAAGCCTTCGTCG